GTTGCTGGATGATGGCATGGAGGCTTTCCGCATATGCGTCGCGCCTATCCGGCTACTTGTCCACAGACAGGAACTCATTGAGCGCCCTGTCCGAGATGAGCCAGTTCCTTCCCAGCTTCCTGTCCGGCCTGAGCTGCCCCTTCTGGATGTACCGCCTGACCGTGGTCGGGTTGAGGTGGAGGATCTCGCCGACTTCCTCCGTCGTGCGGTAGGTGATGAGCTTTCCGTCATCGTCCGGTATCTGCATGGGCATTGCGGCCTACGCCTCCTCTCCATGCGCCCTGAGATAGCTTCTGAGCGCCTCGTCGATGGCTTCCTTGTACGTCTTGTCGTTCCTCACGCAGTAGATCTTGAAGCGCTTCCACAATGCACGGTTGACGATGATCGTGGAGCGCTGGTCCTCGTCATGGAGCTGCCCGTCTGTGGGGTGGTGCCTGCGCTTCGGCGCTGGCGATGGCTTCCCGTCTTCCCTCTCCAGCTCCCCTGCATAGGCGTCGAGCGCCTCGGAGATGTCGCGTTTTCCCATTGTGGTTACTCCTTCTTCTTCCTGATGCCTGCCGCTATCGCGTCGACGATCCTTCTGTAGTCCTCGCTTGCAGTGCATTTCGGGTCGTATGTGAGCACTGGCATGTGCTCCAGCGGTGCCTCGGCGACTGCTACGCATGTCCTTACGGTATGGATGGGGATGCTGCCATAGGTCTTGCGCATGAGAGCCAGGATCTCGCGCGATAGCGTCTTCCTGCCGTCGTAGTCGCAGACGATGAAGCCTCCTACCGGAACGTCGAGCCGCCTGCAGACGTCGACTGTCGCCCTCACTGCCTCCAGGCTCATTGCGTCGGCCTTCATGGGGATGTAGGCCACGTCGGAGGCCTTGAGAGCTGCTAGGCTGCAGTAGCCCATAGCGGGAGGACAGTCTATGACTGCAACGTCGAAGATGCTCTCGCCGATGCGCTGCAGAGCCTCCCTGAGCGCGAGGAGCCTGTCCGGGTCGCCGCCGAACTCAAGGTCTGCGGTAGTGAGGCCGTCGCCGCTTGGAAGCACTTCGAAGTGGCGGTCCCTCGGGACGATCGCGGCGATGGGGTCGGCGTCGCCCTTGATGACGTCATATACGCTGCCATGCTCCGCCTCGACTCCGAGGCTCCTCGTCGCGTCGCCCTGGGCGTCCATGTCGACAAGGAGCGAGCATCTGACCTTCCTCTTTGCAGAGAGGCCATATGCGATGTTCACGGCTGTCGTTGTCTTCCCGACTCCGCCCTTGAGGTTGACGATGCTTATAGCCTTCATTATCGCTCCTTTACGCTCCGTTAGGTGCATCATATGGCATGGATAGCCACAATGCAAGCTAGTAGCGCGATAGCGTTGAAGTCATGCAGCCGAGTAGGCCAGTAGCAATGTAATCAAGTAGTCGTGCTGGCTTGTCGCCGTAGGGGATGGATGATTGTGGACACTGTGGATACGGCTCTGCTGGCAATGCGCCTCTAGCGCCCATGAGAGCCTGCTACAGCCACGATTGGCAATGAAACGATAAGTTGTCCATGTATGGCAACTGCGGCGCTATACGGCTGTCTGAGAGCGCCAGAAGGCCATTCTCTCCATGCCTATGCCTTGTACGGCTTTATGCTCGAAATGCCGATGGCAGCTCCGGCCTCCGGAGTCTTTGCATAGACGGCTATGTCGCGCTTGTAGCCCTCGTACCAGTCGATGCGCACTCCCTGGTAGACCTTCTTGCGGTAGACGATGTAGAGCCTCTGAGGCTCCATGTCGACGATCTCCTCGTTCCAGTTGAGGAAGAAGACCACTTCCTCCTCCGTTCCGCATGTCGCCGCAGACTGCCTCTCCGATGCCGAGAGCTGTCTCACGAATGCCCATCTCGCATAGAGGAACATGTAGCGCGTCTCCGTGCTCCAGGTGCCGTCATCCCTCTCGGTGCTCGTCCTCACGGCAAGCTCGACCTTCTTGTCCTTGAGGCGGTTCCTCGTCCCCGTGAGAGTGTGCTGGTATGCCATTGCGCCTACTCCTTTGCTGCAGCGTCCTGGCTGCTGTCGCGGTGGTGCTTCTCGAAGTCCTGGGCGAGGCCGGCAAGCTCGCTCTTGTGGTCCATGTAGCCTACATAGGCGTCCAGGAGCGATGCGAGGCCGTCTATGCGCTGCTTCGGAGAGCCTGCCTTCTTCGGGATGATGTTGTCGTTCCTGTCTGTCTCGACTCCGGTGTTGGTGATGCACCATTTGAGGATGGGGGAGTCGTTGTAGTTGACCTTGTGCGCCTTTAGATCCTGCCCTAGCTGCTGCATGGGGAGGGAGAGCGTCTTTGCGCCCTGGTAGCATCTGACCATCTCGAAGCCCGCAGATTCCATCTCGTCCACCCAGTACCTCGCGCTGTACGGGTCGTAGTAGATCCATGCGGGAGTGATGCCGGCCTTCTCGGTCATCTCCACAAACCATGCGGTGACGTCTGAGTAGGCTATCGAGTTGCCCTTGCAGTACCTCACAAGTCCCATCTCGTGCCAGATGTCGTAGGGGATCTTGTCTTCCTTGACACGCTTCTCGACGTTGTCCTCGGGAAGCCAGTACATCTGCGTAGCGTAGGTGCCTCCCTCGGAGTCGCACATCAGGAGGGTCGCGCATGTGAGGTCGGTAGTCCTGGAGAGGTCTGCCCCGCCTACGGCATACGATCCCCTGAAGCGCTCGATGTCGAACTTCGCGCTGTTGTCGATGTCCTCGAACGTCAGCCATGCGCTCGTGCTCGTCTGCCGCATGTCGAAGTCCTTGCAGAGGAGTCCTGGGATGCTCTTCGGGTCCTGCCTTGCCTGCTCGACCTTCTCCTTCAGGTCTTCCACCTTCTTGGAGACTCCGAGGTTCGGGTTGGCCTTCGCCCATGCGTCCGGATCTTTCCATTCGGCCTTGCTGTCAAGCTCGTAGATTACGGGGAGGAAGCGCTCGTCGGTGAAGGTGCCGTCGAGGACGTTGCAAGCGTAGTCGTAGACGTCATCGAAGATGCACTCCCTGACGGTGCCGGCCGTCGTGATCATTATGAGGAGAGGCTGTCGGCGTGCGCTCATGCTCTGCTTCATTACCTCGTAGAGGTTGCGGTCGCGTATGCCGTGAAGCTCGTCGATTATGACGCATGAGCTGTTGAGGCCGTCGAGCGTGTTGCTGTTCTTGCCCAGTGCGGCAAGCCTCGACATCGTCGAGGGACAGTAGAGGTCGCTCCTGCGCTTCTTTATGACCGATGAGAGTGCGGGAGACTGCGCAACCATGCGGTGGGCCTCCTCGAAGACGATGCGTGCCTGGTCAAGCTTTGTGGCAACGGTGTATACCTCTGCGCCCGGCTCATGGTCGCCGATGAGCATGTATGCGCCTATGCCGCTGAGCAGGAGGCTCTTGCCGTTCTTGCGTCCGACTTCGAGGAAGGCCTCGCGGTAGCGCCGAAGCCCCGTCTTCCTGTCGACGAAGCCGAAGAGAGCCGATATGAAGGCCTTCTGCCACAGCTCAAGCCGTACTGCCTTGCCCGCCCATTCGCCCTTGGAGTGCTTGCAGAACCGCTCTATGAACTGGATAGGCCGCTCTGCCTTCTCCTGGTCGAAGGTCCACTGCCCCTCTGGGTCTGGGTGCGCTATCTCGTCGGCAAGCCGTGCGTAGATCGTGGCGGTCTTCCTGCAGACGGCAACCTTGCCGTCCCTGATGGCCTGGGCATATGCGGTTACGTAGTCTGGGTGCATCGTCATTGGATGGGAGGCATGAAGCAGAACTCGCGTATGGCATCCTCCGCTTCCTGCTGCCTCTCCTTGTCATCCGGGAGGAGCGCTACAAGCTGCTTGAAGGTGTCCGCAAAGCGCCTGACTGTCACGTTGTAGCTCTTGAGTGCCGGGTTCTCGCGCCTCATGCGCTGGCGTCCGTTGATGAACTGCTCGACCGGCCCGTTCTCCCTGATGTCGGCCTTCAATGCCGTCATCGTCTCTGCCATGAAGGAGATTTCCTCTGCGAGGCTCGCGGCCACAGGCTGCAGCTCCTCTGGCACGTCCTGGACAAGCTTCTCGAGCGTGCTCTTGATCTCCTGCTCGTCGGACATCGTGTTAGCGTCACCACAATTCATGTCTGTATGGCCCTTCCTTGCTGAATCCCCCCTCCAGCGGGAGGCCGAAGCGGTTAAAGAAAGCTCCCCGCGCCGGTCCCTCCGGGGTCGGAGTCGATTGAGGCCCCGGGGGGTATCGGCTGAGGCGAGGCGGCATGCCCGGTGCCGCCTGCTAGGAGCGTTGGGAAGCGGCAAGCAGGCGGCAGTACGTATGCCTGATTGCTGCCATATGGGCCATAGCGGGTGATAGGAGGTAGGAAACCCTGACTCCAGGCCTGGCCGTTTCCTGGAGCTGGCCCCGGATCTCGCACACGGTCGCTCCGCCTCGTGCGTGTTTCCGCGCTCGCGCTAGAGCGGTGCCCAACGTCCCTAGCAGATGGTGCCAGACGGTCTTGGTGCCGATGGCCTGAGCTGCCCGTCGCTGCTGAACTCAAGCCCTGGAGCTGTCGGGCTTCCCCCGAAGTGCTCCCGGTTGTGGCAATCGAGGCATAGCGCTTCGAGATTGTCCCAGCCGAGAGTGATCTCGGGGTTGCCCATGACGTCCGGTGTGAGGTAGCGCTTGTGATGCACCACTGCAGCAGGACGTCCGCAGCGCTCGCAGACGTGATGCACAGACTCCATGTAGGCCGCTTCTGTGCGCTTCCACGCCTGCGATGCGTAGAAGGCCTTGGAGAAGTCCCTAGCCAACCTTGCCCGCCTCGCTCTGCCACTCGTATGAGATGGCCTTGAGGAGGCTGTCGATGACTGCGCTTAGCCGTGCCACGTTGTCGTAGCCCTCGGAGTAGTACCAGAGAGTGAGGAGGAAGCGCTGGCATGTCGCTATGAGAGGGGACAGGTCGCTGTAATCCTTCCTGATCTCCTCGGCTGGCACTCCCGTGGCGTCGGCGATGTAGGCCGGAGTCGCGTTGATGAGAGCCTGGATGCTGGCGGCGTTCTCGTCGCCGTCGATTCTGAGCCAGTCTTTCGCTTCATCGATAGTCAGCATGGGTCAGCTCCTTATGGCTACTTGTCGGCCCTGGAGAGCTTGACGAAGGCCTCGTCGACGATCGGCTTCGTATCGGCAATGGCAAGCGCACGGTAGTCGATCTTGCCGCTCCTGAACGAGGACTCGGTCGAGGACTCGATGGCGATGCCGTCGGGAAGGTCATAGCCGAGATAGCCGAAGTTGCCGAAGACGATCGTATCGTCGGGGAGGTAGTCATCGACGGCAACCGGATAGCCGAGGATCTTGCCGCTCTGGTCGGCCTGCGGGTCGATGACGTAGATCGGCCTCTTGTTGGCGTCGACAAGGCCGTAGACCTGGCTGAGCAGGGTAGCGTTGTTCATTGCGAAGGCAGCGCCCTTCGAGTAGCCGCGCTTGAGCTTTGCCATGAGGGAGAGGATGTCGGTATAGGCAACGCTGCCGGCATTGGCGAACGTGAGGCTGTTCGACGTGTCCCAGGTGATGCCGGGAAGGATGCCGGTGCCCTGGTCGACTCCGGTTCCGTTGACAAGGCCGTTGGCGATGCACTCCATGACGCATGCGGTCAGCTCGTCGGTGAGGTAGGCCTCGAATGCCTGGACCGACATCTTGCGCACCTTCGCGCTGATGGAGAACACCTTGATGATCTCGTTCGGGTCGAAGGTCACGGTTGCGAGGGTCGGCTTGTCGGCGTCTACTGCAGTGCCCTCGGTGTGCCAGGAGGCGGCGCTTGCAGGGGTCGCAACCGGAACGGCTACCTTGGTCGGGACGTTGAATGCACGTGCCAGGGAGAGGACGCCGCCCTGCTTGCGTGCCTTGCTGACGATCTCGTTGAGGGTCGTTGTGGGGATGACTGCAGCGGCGTCGGTGGACGTCGAGAATGCGTCGGTGCGCCTCTCTGCTGCAGCACGGTCCATAGCTGCCCTCTCGACCGGGTCAAGCTCCTTGCCCTGGAGGCGCTTGTAGAAGGCAGAGCGGTACTCCGGGGATGCGAGGACGTCTCCCTTCGTGGCCTCGAACGATGCGGTGCGCGTCTCGAAGCTGCCGGAGGAGATGACCTTTGCCGCCCTGGACTCGCTGCCGGAGTCGGCTGCAGCCTTGCCGGAGGCGTTCGTCTCCACAATGTTCTGCTTCGCCTGCTTGAGGCCCTCGATCTCGATGTTGAGGGAGGTCACGTCGGCGTTCGGGTCGGTGTCGATGGTGCCCTTGATCTCCGCTGCCCGCTTCTCGATCTCGTCGAGGGTGGCGGTGCGGTAGTGGTTGAAGGCGTCCTGGATGGTCTTGAACTTCATTCGTTGCTCCTTATGCGTGAAGAAGGATCCTGTTGCACTCGCAGATCAATCGGCGGCGCTCCTCTGCCTTCTGGATGGCAGAGCGTGCCTCGACCGAAGTAGACGGATAGGCGGGATAGGGGACGATGGAAACCTCGTAGACCTTCTCGATATGGCTGATGGTCCTCGTGTTGGTCCTGGAGTCGTAGCTGTCTCCGCCCTCCGGCACCTTGAAGGCAAAGCTCATGCCTGATAGGTCGCCGCGCTTCACAGCCTCATAGACTGCCTTTGCGTCCTCCGTCTCTGGAAGCGTCGCCACGATGTCAAGCCCTGCCGGGGTGACGTCGAGCTTCATCGTCCTCGGAGTGCGTGCAAGAGGTACGCGGTTGAGGTCGTGGTTGTAGAAGAGATGGCAGTCCGTGAGGTCTGCCCCGTCGAGCGCCCCGCTCTCGATGATCTCCGAATACGATCCTGCCGGGTCGTTGATCTCGGTCTTCTCGCCGAAGACGATAGCGGTGCCTTCTATGACCATGCCTCCTGCGGTCCCTGCCGGGTCTGCGGTGCGCACTTCTGCCAACCTGATTTCCTTCATTTGCCCTCGCTCCTGCCTAGCTGGTACTCGGTCGCCTTGTCTGCATCGACGTAGTTGAGGCTCTGCAGCCTCCTATCTCCGTCCTCGACGGGAGGGAGGCTGAGTATTTCGAGCGCCTGGTTGACTGTGAGGAGCCCCACCGATGAAAGCGTCTGGATCATGCTTGCCTTGCTCTTGCTCGATGCGAACTGCAGCCTGTTCGCGCTGAACACGATCCGGTTGCCGAAGGCCTGCTCGCGCCTCGTGAAGATCTTCTCGGTGAACTCCTGGGAGAGCTGGAGCGCTATCGGCTCGATGACTGACTCGTAGAAAGCGCCGAACTCGTCCTCGGTATAGGAGGACGTCACGATGCTCTCGGAGATTCCCAGGTAGGCATAGACCTTCTTCCTGACCTGCTCGACCTGCTCTCCGTCGATGACGTAGGGCTTGGAGTCGATGGGGGTGTAGGTCTTCTTCTGGTCGACGATGACCACTCCGCCCTGGTTCTCGGCGGCAAGGTTCGCAGATACGAACTTCTCCTTCTCCTCGGCAAGCTTCTCGGGGGAGAGGATGCTCGTTATCTGGAGGATGCCCCGGATCGTGGCACCTGCCTTGATGCCGTTTACGATTCCCTCGTCCTGCGCATGGGCAAGCTCCAGGGTCGCCTGGATGGCGTCGTTCGGGTCTCCGAGGAGCGGGTCGGCGTTGAAGTTGCGCCGAAGGTGGATGACGTCCGAATAGGGGAAGGTGTACTCCTCGCCGCTCTTCATCCTGAACCTGACGAACACTCGCCCCGAAGCATCTTCGAGGAAGTCGGCCCCGCTGCAGTTGACCGGATAGATCGCGTCGATGCGCCTGTCCTCGCGGTCGATGACTGCGAAGGCATTGTTGTGGCAGTAGAGGAGGTTCACAAGCTTCTCCAGGAAGGCCGATGCCGTCATATACCGGTTCGGCCTCGTCGAGAGGATGCGCGAGAGCTGGGAGTCGTTGCCTGGCCTCTGTCTGTCCGTGTCCACAATCACATGCTTTGCGTCGAGCTTGGAGACGTTGCGTGCGATGGCGTCCACTCCGGCCCTGAAGATGTCGGATGCGTAGGCGTCGCCGTTCCATGCCGTGAAGCGTCCGCCCTGGATGGTGACCGGCTCTAGCGTAGGCGTGCTGCCCCTACCACGCCTCTGCATGATCGCTGATAGAAAGCCCAAATGTCCCTCCTAGATGGCTTCCTTTGCTTTTTCTGCACTATTGTACCACTTGTTTACAAGTAGCGTAAGCATATCGACTTCTTTATGACTATGAGCAGAAAAGCAGAAGAGGCCCTGCAGCTCGACGGCTTGCAGAGCCTCCTACAAGTAGCGCTTTCGCCGCGCTACTTTACATAATGGTAATTATCAGACATCAGCTAATCTGCGTTTTGCCTGGTAGCTTCCTTGAAGGTGTCGTATCGCGGATCGTATTCGAACGAAACTGCATAATCTGACCTTCCGTATCGATTCTTCCTGCAGACAAGGTCGACGCTCCTCGGTATCTCGCCCTTGGCCTCATTCGCCTTCTTGCGCTTGAGGAGAGCGTTCTTCTCCTTGGTGAAAAGCTTGTCGTTGAGGATAGTGAGCTGCAGTCCCCATACGACATCTGCGGTGTACTCGATGCCCCCGGACTCCTTGAAGCTCTCGAAGTCGACGGGTGCCTCGTAGTTGACACGGTTGAGGCTGGAAACGACGAACATGACAAGGTCGTTGTCGGCCTGGAGCCTCTTCAGCTCATGGACGTTCGTATCGGTGCTGAACTTGTCCGTCATCCTGGGATCTGCAGGAGGGATGATCTGGAGGTAGTCGATGAACACGATAGGCCTCCTCCCCGTCCGCTCGATATGCTGCTTGACCTTGTCCACAATGCCATACACGTTCGTCTCGAAGTTGCACGGCACTATGGTCAGATGGCTTCCCGCCTCCTCGCTGAGGTGCCTCTCCTCCTGGGCGACTTCCTGGCGGTGCTTCCCCCGCCTGATGTCGATGGCGGTGACGTCTGCGCCGTTCGCGTGCATGCGCCGGCTGAGGAGCTTCGATGTAAGCTCGAAGCGCGACTGCTCCAGCGAGAAGTAGAGGACGTCCGCTCCGCTGCATGCAAGGTGGTCGGCTATCTGCAGCAGGAGGGTTGTCTTGCCCAACGATGAGATGGCACCGAGGATGTAGAGGCCCGGATAGAAGGTTCCGCCCATGCAGACGTCGAGAGCATGGAAGCCGCTCGTGAGCTTCGGCTGGCTGATGGCCTTGTCGATGTCGCTTTCGAAGGTTCCGCTGCCTATGTAGTCGGCCAGCGTCTCTGGCACGTTGTCCTCCTCGGCTTCCTGCTCGGCATGGCTGTCATCGTCCGTGCTCTCTGCGGGTGCGTCCCCGGTCGCCGCTGGTGCCTCCTGCGTCTGCTTCGGCGGCGCTGCCTTGGCTTGCGTTCCAGGGTTCGGCCTGCTGACAGGGGTGTAGTTTTCGAGAGCCAGGTCTATCGTCATCTGTCCGTAGGTGCGGTTCCCTGCCGGATCGTGGATGACATCCCATTTGTCGCGCATGAGCTTGCTGAGGCGGAACATTGCGTCCATCTTGTCGGGATCGCCGTGGCAGGCTACGGCAAGGTAGTTACAGAGCGCGAGGTCGGCGGCGCTCCGGTTGTATCCGTCTTCGGACTCGTCCTCGAAACCTGTCATGTCCCCGTCGTAGAGGCTGAGAACCCTGTCCCCGTTCTCCCATTTGCTGATGAACCTGAGCGTGTCGGCTATGTCGTTCTCGTAGATGCGCTCCAGCGATGCCGCATGCGCTTTGGATACCCTTGTGACCTTCTGAGAGCCTGTCTGAGGCGCTTGCTCGCTCTCTTCGGGTGTTTCCCCGAACAGCTCCTTTTCGATGCTTGAAACGGCTTCTGGGCGCTCGTTGACGTCATTCCTGCCCTCGAAGACGTTCCCGGTCAGCCTGAAAAAGCGCCCCGTCTGGTACATCTCGGCGAAATGGTCATTCGGTTTATGCGCCTTCCTGATGCGGCCTCGCGCGATCATATGGATGCCGTCGCCGCTCGGGCTTATCTCGGTGTAGCTGTCGAGCGTGTCCACAACATGCCTGGCCTCGGGAGTCAGCTCTCCGTCCTTGTAGACGTGGTCGAGGTCGATGCCGACAAGGCCGTCGCCCTCCGAGAAGACGAAGCCGAGGCCTATCTCCTCCGGGTTCGCGTTCGCTGCCATGGAGACTGTCGAGAACCTCGACCAGGTCGACGGGTCGCTGACGCTCGCGTGCCGTCCGGTCTTTGCATCGAACGGTGCCTTCTCCGGGTCGGAGCGTTTCCACAATACCCATGAGTCGCATTGCCTGAGAGCTTCTGGAATTGACTTGACCTCGGTGCATTTCATGGTTCCGCTTTCCCTTCTCACAAGGAGCTGAATAGGATGCCCTCTTTCGCTTTCAGATTGTCAGAACGAAGCGCGAGGCCGGCAAGGCCTCCGCGCTGAGCAGATGTAATACGTGTATACGTGTATACATGAGGGTTTTCGGAGCGCTGCAAAACACGGCTGTCTACCTGCACAAACGCTCGATTTCGGCGGAAAGAAGTGGCACATTTCCTGCGGTTAAGTGGCACATTTCCTGCGGTTAAGTGGCACATTTCCTGCGGTTAAGTGGCACATTTCCTGCGGTTTGGCTTTATTACATTGTTACTTGTAAACAAGTTGGCTGAGGAGAGGACAGAAACAGGCTTCGACCTGCGGTTTCAGCGCTCCTTCCTGTCGGAGAGGCCATACTTTGTGGAAACGGTCATCCATGCGCCCAAAGCCTTCTGGACGTCGGCCTTGTTCGCGTCGGTCAGCACGACAACGCCCGCTGGGCCACGCTGCCCGCGCTTCCGCTCGCGCTCGTAGTAAGGGCTTCCGTCAGCCTTGACTTCCTGGTAGTCGATGACTCCGCTCTGCGTGCTCCTGCGGGTGCTTTCGAGGATGCTGAGAATGTTCTTGCGTGCCGTCGCCTGCTTCTGCTTGCCTGACCTGTCTGTGGGGATGCCCACCTGCTCGTAGGCTGTCCGGTAGAGGATCTTGCAGCTTCCCCGGGTCTTGCCCTTGCCGCGCATGTCGGCGATGCGGGTCTTGATGTACTCGTCGAGGTTGTAGTTGGCCCGTATCGGCTTGACTCCCGGAGGGAGTCCGAGGAAGGAGGCCGGTATCTTGTCTATCTGCTTTGCGGCGTGCGCAAGCTGGTAGAGGACAGATGGCTGCTTGAAGAACACTGTTGTCGTTAGGAGGCCGTTCTTCGGCTTCGAGCGCTGGATGTACATGTCCATGTAGAGATGCTGGGTGACGTCGAGGTATTCCGGCATCTCGTCGAGGTCGATGCCGTGAGCTGCCGCCCATTTCTTGCTGGTGTTCGTGAGGTCTATCGTTATGAGCTTCCCCATGAGCTTCATGACGGAACGCTCTGCCTGCTTCATCGACTCGTCATCGACGCCGGAGTCCGAGGGGATGTCACCGATGATCTGCGCTATCTGCCTCGTCGAGAGCTGGTAGTAGCCCCGGCTGTTCGGCTCGCACGAAGGATCCTCGCATACCGAGTTGATGACTGACGCGACTCGTCCGTCGAAGCGGTCGAAGCCCATGTCTGCCATAAGCTTCTCCTCCATCTTGTCGGGGCTGTCCTTGACGGTGACTGTGGCCTCGCCGCCTCCGAACTTGACTGTCGCGTTCGTCTTGCCGCTCCAGACTGCCTTGCTGGTGTTCGCCGTCTCGCGGTAGATGACGCTTGGCCTTCCCGTGCGCTGCTCGACCGGGGTCTTGCCGTCATCCTGGCTGTTCCTCGGGTTGTAGGACTCTGCCACCTGTCCGATGAAGTCGGCAAGGTATGCCGCCCTCTTCTCGCCTGTCTCCTTGGAGGCGTGCCTCGTCTTCTTCCTGCCTTCCTCGACCGGCTCCGGAGCTGGGTACTCCCTGAGCTTCGATATGCACGGCTTGAGGCAGTCAGTGACGATGGCCTCGACGGTATCCGCCTTCGGAGGATAGCTGTCCCCCTCCCTGCCTTCTGCCTTGTTGAGCACTTCTGCGAGATACCCTTTGATCGTGAGTGCGTCGGTGAAGACCTGGGATAGCACCTGCGCATAGAGCTTCGAGGACTCGTAGAGGCTGTCCTTGTCGGGTGCCGTGAGAGCAAGCACGACTGCCTTTGTCCTGAACAGCTCTATGTCGCCCTTGATGAGCCTGTCTGCTGGCATGTAGGCGCCCTCTGCGAAGGTGACGTCCTGTTCCGTCAGCCGGATAGCATCGTTGAAGCGGCGCTGTTCAACGTCGCTGGAAAGCTGCCTTTTCCATGCGAGATACTCTACTCCTGGCTCTGCCAGTCTGACTGCATCGAAGTTCAAGCGCTCTGCTGCATCGTTGAAGAGTTGCCTCCGATATGCAAGGTATTCGTTTCCGTTCCAGGCCTGCGTAGCAAAGACGTTCGAGATTTCAGAGTCCTCGACCATGTCGATTCTGCTGTACATCTCTTCCTCGTCCCTGTCGGTCATCCCCGATGGCTCTGCCACTTGCTTACCTCGCTATCTGACAACTTGGATATTGCGCTACGTTGCTGGATGATGGCATGGAGGCTTTCCGCATATGCGTCGCGCCTATCCGGCTACTTGTCCACAGACAGGAACTCATTGAGCGCCCTGTCCGAGATGAGCCAGTTCCTTCCCAGCTTCCTGTCCGG